GTGTAGCATGTCAACTCACCTATGATCTAGATACCTGTAAATTTACTGAGACTGAAGCTAATGACTTCGACGCAACGACAGACTTTTAAGACCATCGCTCCTGATGGTTACCCAAAGTACATCGACTATAGCAACGATCCGTATTACGACCTTGTAGCACCCAATCCTCCTACCCCTGAAGCAATCAAACGAGCACAGTTCGTTGATAAGACTTATTTGTGGCAGGGTAAGTGAATCTAATCTTTGACCTTGAGACTGACGGTCTATACGATGCTGCCACCAAGATCCACTGTATTGGCGTCTATGATATTGATGCCAACCAGACTCTTGTCTTCAACGATGAAGGTAATGCTCAACCAATTACAAAGGGTGTGCAGTTACTTGAGGATGCCACCAGCCTTATTGGGCATAACATTATCGGCTACGATATTCCTGTTATCAGTAAACTCTATCCTTGGTTTACCCCCAGCGGTAGGATTCTTGATACTCTTGTTCTCAGTCGCATTTATCACGCCGATATATTGAAGACAGATCAGAAGCGTAAGCACCTGAAGATGCCACCTAAGCTACAAGGTAGACACTCGCTAGAGGCCTATGGTTATAGACTTGGTGAATACAAAGGTGAGTTCGGCAAGGACACTGATTGGAAGCACTGGTCACAAGAGATGCAAGATTATTGCTTACAAGACGTACACGTAACACAGAAGTTATGGCAACATTTCCACCCATACCTGACTTCATCCAATTAGAACATGATGTCGCAACAATCCTCACCCAACAAGAGGTACATGGCTGGCGCTTTGATGAGCCTGCTGCATGGGAACTTACACAAGCTCTCTATACCGAGCTTTCTAATCTTACTGCACTACTACGAAACAGGTATCCTCTCATTGCGGGACGAGAGTTCACTCCTAAGCGAGTTAACCGAACCACTGGATACGTCGCAGGAGCTCCTCTCACTAAACTAAAAGAGTTCAACCCTGGTAGTCGTGACCACATTGCATGGGTCATGAAGAACCATCATGGTTGGATACCCGATAAGGAAACAGCAAGTGGCAAGACTGCCATTGATGAGACTGTCCTTAAGGATATTGGTACAGAGGAAGCACTACAGTTCTTCCGATGCCTAGAACTAACCAAACAACTTGGTATGCTATCTGAGGGTAAGAATGCCTGGCTTAAACTAGTTAAAGGTAATCGTATCCATCACCATTGTTCAGTAGCTACTAACACACACAGGTGCGCACACCGCAACCCTAACCTTGCACAGGTACCTAGTGACCTTAACTTCAGGAAGCTATTCACAGCTAGTCCTGGTTATGTAATGGTTGGTGCTGACCTTGCTGGTATTGAGCTACGTATGCTCGCACATTACCTAGCACGTTATGATGGTGGTCGGTATGGTGATGTGCTACTCAACGGTGACATTCACCAAGAGAATGCAGACAAGATTGGAATCTCAAGGCGACTAGTAAAGACTGTAACTTACGCCTTCCTCTATGGGGCAGGTGATCAAAAGATAGGACTTAGTTATGACCAAAGCCTTTCCCAGGACAAGGCGAAAGAAAAGGGTGCTGAGATACGAAGAGCTTATGTTTCTGCTATTGACGGTCTTGCTGACCTTCTTGGTGCAGTCCGTTCCGCAGGTGAACGAGGCTTTATCAAATCTATTGACGGTAGAAAGATCGCAGTAGATAGCCCACATAAGGCACTCAACTACTTACTCCAGTCTGGTGCAGGTGTTGTAGCTAAGCGGTGGATGGTTATTGCTAATGATACCTTCTTACATAATCACACTCACCAACTTGCATTTATTCACGACGAACTCCAATACGAAACAACACCAGATGCAGTAGAGATACTAAAGCTACATCTAGAAGAGACCGCTATTACTGCTGGTCAATACTATAATCTCCGAATCCCTATCTCTGCCGAGGGTAAGATCGGATCCACCTGGGCAGATGTTCACTAATTATGGCTGTTAAATCAAAGACTGCACTAGGACGCATTGAGTTCAAGTCCCGTGCTAAATACAAACGAACCCGTCAAGGTAATGGTACTCGCTCCCTACCATCCCATGGTCGCAAACTGCGAAGGGGTCAAGGTAAATGAGCTTATTGATTGATGCTGACTTCATCGTATATAAGTGCTGCGCCGGAGCTGAAACAGAGATTGACTTCGGAGAAGACCTTATCGTCGTTACCTCCAACTTCAAAGATGCCTATGAGTACGTTGAACGCGAACTCTACAACATCGCTAATGACCTCGGATGTTTCGATGATTCTATTCTGTTCTTTTCTGACTCTACTAATTTCCGTAAATCTATTGACCCAAACTATAAGGGACATAGAAACCGAAAGAAACCGTGCGGCTACAAAAGGGTCATCAACAAGCTCAAGGAGGACTACCAAGTTGTTGTGATGCCCACCCTTGAAGCAGACGATGCCTTAGGTATCTACGCGACCCAGGAAGAGGGTCATATCATCTGCAGCCCAGATAAGGACATGAGGCAGATTCCAGGCCAGTTGTACGACCTTACAGAGGGGGTAGTAACTATTACCCAAGAGGAAGGTTACCAGTGGCACCTCATCCAAACAATGGCAGGTGACCAGACAGATGGTTATGCTGGTGTACCTGGTATCGGTATCAAGCGAGCTGTTGCTCTCTTTGAGAAAGAGGGTTACACTTGGGATACTGTACTAACTACCTTCCTAGAAAAGGGTCTCACAGAAGATGAGGCTCTTACTAATGCTCGCCTTGCTAAGATCCTTCAATGTGAAGATTATGATTTCACCAATCAAGAACCAAGACTTTGGACTCCCCGCTCCCGTGTTGGAGCTAACGATGGAGCAACAATTTAAACTCAAGCAGATTGAGAATGCTCTACATCAACCAGATACAAAGCTCAAAGATGTAATCACCATCTTCATGGCACTACAACGCCAGAACTTTACTCTCTGTAATACCGTATCCAACCTAGTTAAGAAATGGCCCACTCAAATACCCAAGGTCCCGACTACTACAAGCGAGGATCCATTCAAGTTTGGGACTTCATCCGAGACCAACAACTAAACTTCCACCTTGGTAATGCAATCAAATATATCTGCCGAGCTGGACACAAAGGCATCTCAGGTCAGAACCTAACCTCAGCTTACATCCAAGACCTCACTAAAGCAATCCACTACCTACAAAATGAGCTTGAAAACGAAATCATTTCTCAGCATCCAAGCCAAGGAATTCCGGAGAAGTTTCCGGGTCAACAACAGTACGAGTCCAGCTTCACGGACTATGCAGAGGACTTTGATCGTTGAAGAGTTCAAAGAGTTTCTAGATGCTGATAACCAACTCATCAAAGGCTTCGTAGTTAATGCTACCGATACCCTTAAGGAGTTGTCTGATCTTGTCTATGTCTGCTATCAATATGCAGAGAACCTTGGATGGGATCTTGATGAAGCACTTAACCGTGTCCACCAAAGCAACATGAGTAAGCTTGGGGATGACGGACAACCTGTTTACCGTGAAGACGGGAAGGTCCTAAAGGGACCACACTATAAAGAACCAAACCTTACTGATCTAGTATAATAATGTCTAACCCCACCAAAGAATTGGTAGCTCGTACTGGACGTGTACAGTCTTGGATTGATGATCCTACTAGCCGTCTCCCAGTATCTTGTACTGTATTCGTCGTTGAGGATACAATGGAGGGTCCTAATGGAATCGAAGCATCGTGGCGATTTGTATCGCACGCTCTACGTTATGGAGCAGGAGTTGCAGTCCATCTATCAAAACTCCGACCACGAGGAGAGGAGAATCATAAAGGCCTGGTTGCATCAGGTCCCGTATCTTTTGCCAAGATCTACTCAACACTAAATGAAATCCTTAGGCGTGGAGGTATTTATAAGAACGGAGCTATTGTCCTCCACTTGGACCTTAATCACCCTGACGTGCTTGAGTTTATTACTGCTAGCCGTAGTGAGCTACCTTGGGTTAAGCGTTGCGTTAACATTAACAACCATTGGTGGGAACAAGCGACGACTAAAGTAAAGAACTCATTGCTTGAAGGTATCAAGCGTGGCGACATCTGGCTAAACAAAACTAAAATCGACAAGTATGGAAAGCGAATCCGGGGTAACGTATGCTTGGAAGTATACCTGCCCTCACGCGGAACCTGTCTACTGCAACATGTCAACCTCGGCGGATGTGAACTCTATGACATTCAAGGTGCATTTGTCAACGGAATGTCCGAGTTGTGCTCCCTCCACAGTAAAACAGGTGTTGGAGAAAGCGGAGAGTACCTCCCTTCAGAGACTGATCGCCAAGTCGGTCTCGGACTCCTTGGGTTGGCAAACATGCTTAAACACCACGGTGTAACCTATGAGAGCTTTGGTAAAGCACTAAAGGATATCAACGATGGTAATATGGCACAGACACCTGCTCATATCATTGCAGCTGAGATCAATGCTGGTGTGCTTGCAGCATCACACGTTGCTCGTATGAACAACATGGATAGAGCCTTCGCTATTGCCCCCACAGCGTCCTGTAGTTATCGTTATAAGGACCTTGAGGGGTATACTACC